CTCGCTCCCGTCTCACGCCGTCATTTCGTCAACTATGTACAGCAACGGCGGGTCAATCATCGTCAATACTGATGAATCCTGGGAAACGTCAGATAACCTGATGCGGTTCGGAACCGTCAACGATTCTTATGAGTATGGCGGGAAGAGCCAGACCATGGTATCTCTTGGGCGAACCGGGATACAAAAAACCGATAAAACGATAATAGAGACCACCGGTATGCTCAATGCATTCGATTCAGCCGGTATGTTCAGCACGCAAACGAATGTCCCAGAAAGCATGTGCGACCAGGCCAACTTTATTGCCGGGGGTGGGGGGGAAGGAGAAAGCAGGTATCCAGAAACTCAAACCGTTGAGGGGCTTTGGGGCTTGATGGGGTCTGGTCCCGGAACTACCTATGAATCACAGGTAGAAGTGCAGGGAAAGACAGTGGGAGTATCTGTTAAAGGCACAACTCCATCGGGGTACCTGTATGAAGATGTAAAGGGTTCATTAAAATCAGGGCTGGATACGAATTCCAGTGCTCTACAGTATTCATACAGCAGACACGACCATGGCCTACTTTCAAGCGATGCAAACAAGAGCCTCGATGCAGGTTTTGACTGGCTCTGGGATACCACGACAGAATCTCTTTTTAACGAAACAACCGGGGAAGAACTCGCAAACCAGACCGATGAACCCGTGAATGAAACGGGGGAGGAGGTACAATTATGATTGGGAACATTGAACCATTAATAACCGCAGTATTCGCCGGTGTTTTGTATTCGCTCATCTGGTGGAGCGCGAAAAACATTGATCCGACAAAACCCTCACCATTATTTGACTGGTACTCTCTCGGTGCTACGGCACTGGTTGGAGCATTTGTCGGACTGTCGGCCATGTTGTCAGGCAACCCATTTAGCCAAATGGGGATTGAAATGCAACTGGCAGCCAGCGGCGCAATCATCGCAGTGATTGAAAAAGTGTTGAAAACCTTGTATAGATGGATATCAGCAAAGTTCCCGGAACAAATTATTGAGGTATACTAAAATGAAAGTTATTGAAGAAAAAAATGGATACAAAATCGGAATCAACGAGAACCCGGACGTGGCACACCTAGAGGAGACCCGGCGGTATCAGCTGCAGTTTCCCGATGAATCACGGGTTTCAGGCAGAAGGCAGACAATTGAGAAACTGTTTGCACGTCTAACCTCTGAATAAACTCTCATTTTTTGTAATTCGTCCGGTTCGGTTCCGGAGATGAGAGGTTCCCGGTATGCCACATTCCCCCTTGCATGTATTATCATTCGCCATTGATGTAAAACCATGACTCGCAATGTTTCACCCCTGATACAATTCTCATACCTGCATACCGGCACTCGTAATGGTATAACCGGGGTTCGATCCCCCGGACGGGTGTATCATGACACTATGCGATACAATCAGAATACTGCTCATTGCTGCACTCTCGTTTGTGGCAGGAGCAGGTTACGCGGCAATCATCGGAGCACACCTATGATGCATTATCAGCCGCCTGCAAGCAGTCCGTTTCTCCGGGTATGGCCGCATGGAGTGTCTGGTGAACTAGTAGAGGTGCGGGGAACCAGGGCACACATACGGGTTCATCTCAAAGGGCACACTGAACAAAACCCGTCAACGGCCCTTATCATTGCTCCATGGAACATGGTGGAGGTAATAGGGTAGATGGCAGGGAAAACACAGGGAAAGAAAGCGAAACGTGACCCACGTACTAAATACGATCCAGATATACATCCGGACCATGCGAAAGCCCTTGCAATGAGAGGATTCACCAATAAAGAGATTGCAGAAGCGTTCGGGGTTGCACAGTCAACGCTGCAGGAATGGATAAAGAAAATCCCGGAGTTATCGGAGGCCATAAAGGTTGGGAAAGAGCCAGCAAACGCCAAAGTAGAAAACGCGGTTTTTAAATCCTGTACTGGGTACTATGTGGAGGAGACGCGGGCAGTAGTTGTTGGAACCGGGGAACATGCGAAAGTCGAAAAAGTCAAGGAAACCCGGTTTATCCCTCCGGTGTTCCAGGCGCAGCGGTTCTGGTCTAAAAACCGGATGGGGGCCCGGTGGAGAGACGTGCAGGAAGTTGAACACTCCGGAACAATCTCATGGATGGAACTGGTAAAGAATGCAAATAAGCCAGAGTGACGCCTCAGCAACCCTGGACCGGGCATTAAACGATCCGGAATGGTGGGTCCGGACCGTCCTGGGTCATAATCCCTGGAAGAAGCAGATTGAGATTCTTGAATCCGTCCGGGACAACACAACCACTGCAGTAAAGTCTTGTCACGGTGCCGGAAAATCTTTCTCTGCCGCTGATGTTGCCCTCTGGTACCTGTATACTCATCAACCGTCTATTGTTCTCACCACTGCACCAACCGACCGGCAAGTCAAAGGAATTCTCTGGAAAGAAATCCGGAAAACATACCAACGGTCAGTTTACCCGCTAGGCGGTGATATGCTCACACAGGAACTGAAACTGGATGCAGATTGGTTTGCATGGGGGTTTACGGCTCCGGACTATGACCCTGACCGGTTCCAGGGATTCCATGAGATTCATATCCTTGTTGTTGTTGATGAAGCCAGCGGAGTTTCAGAAGAAATCTTCGAAGGAATAGACGGGGTTCTTACATCTGAACATGCAAGGCTCCTGATGATTGGAAACCCTACGAATCCATCAGGTCGATTTGCAAAGGCTTTCAAATCTCCGGGAGTTTCCAAGATTTCAATCTCTGCTTTTGATACTCCAAATTTCACTGAATTCGGAATAACTGGACAGGATATTATCCAGAACGCCTGGGAAGAAAAGATCACCGGAGAACTTCCTGCACCTTACCTTGTTACTCCTCGATGGGTAGCAGACCGCCTCCGGGATTGGGGTGAAACTTCACCGTTATATCTCTCACGAATCAAGGCACAATTCCCTGCACAAAGTGACGATACCCTTATTCCTCTCCATCTAATCGAGGCTGCAGTGGACCGGAACTTGTCTCCCTGTAATCCGTCAGAACTTGGAGTTGATGTTGCCCGGTTTGGTGCAGATGAAACGGTGATTATTCACCGTTCTGGTCCGGTTGCAAGAATCATAAAAACCCTGCCAAAATGTGATACGATGGAACTCTCCGGGTATGTAGTTCAGGAGATTCGGAATACGAACGCATCAGCAGCAAAGATAGATGCTGTCGGAGTTGGTGCCGGAGTTCTTGACAGACTCATAGAACTCGGAATGCCTGCATTAGATATGCAATCCGGTTCAGGAGCCGAAGATCCTGAACGATACAAAAACGCTCGGGCTGAATGGTGGTGGGGCCTCAGGACCCGGTTCGAAGAAGGAGATATCGATATTGAAAATGATGAACTGCTCCTGGCTCAACTGGCGAATATTAGATATAAAGTCACCAGTAGAGGCCAGATTCAAATCGAATCAAAAGAGGAGATGAAAAAAAGAGGATTGCCTTCCCCTGACCGGGCTGATGCATTAATGTTGGTCTTTGCAGGTTCAAATGAAGGATCTTACGATACCATTGATGAACCGACAGCCGGGGATTATGCAGATGAAGGAGGCTGGTTATAATGGCAGCACAAAAACAAAAATCACAAGAGAAACCCTCTGAAGGGGTTGTATGGGTATCATCACCCGGAGGAGTATGGAAAGAGACGGATGTCACGGTTGAGAAACTCAAGAAGTATTCATCAAACATCTACGGCGATGGGGTAGCAATCAAACAGCGGAACCTCATCTTTCCAGGTAAACTGGAGATTGAGATCCTCAACGACAAGAACGAAAAGGACCCGGACCTCTCAACCAAAGCACAGCAGATAGCAAAGGATGTCAAACTCAATGCCCGGATACAACAGGCATGGTATGATTCGTTTTGGTATGGCCTTGGAATCTTTAACCCGGTCTTCGAATGGGTAGACAACGAGTTCATCCTGACCGATCTTCGCCACCTTCCCGCCTGGTCATTCTATCAGATTCCTTCAAAGCAGTATGCTGCCTGTAACCCGCTCCTGCAGGGAATAATCCTGACGAAAGAAAACGAGATCGAATACTGGCAGATTCAGTCTGACACTTCAGGCTCTCCGGTCCAGGTCCGGAACATCTTCACGGTACAGGACCCGGTCATCTCCGACCTCGGGGGAAAGCCCGCAATCCAGTCATGTATCCCGGTCCTCGGGATGCTGGATTATCTCTGGAACGCCCAGATGCAGCGGGGCCGGAGAGTAGGATCTCCGCTCCTCTTTATCCGGATTACCGGGGCAAAGACTGCAGCACAACGAGGAGGAAAACTTGGGGACGTTGAATATGCCAAACTGTTCCTGAAGAAATGGGGCAAGGACACCGGGTTTACCCTCCGTGACAATATGGAACTCGTTGATCCTCACATCACTGACACGGCTGACAACCTGGCAACTATCGAAGCCCTGAACAAGATGATAACCGAACATTTCAGCCCGTCATCATGGATATCAACCTCGGATAGCAGGCTTGGAGGCTCCGACACTGCAGGCTTTGACCTCATGACCGCTTACGTCTCAGGTATCCATATCTGGCTGGAAGAAGCGTTCGAATCATTGTTCCAGGTCTGGCTGGATGAAACCGGATATGTCGGATATCATGTAGATATCACATTACCATTACTGCAGCAGGACAAGACCGCTCAAAACATTCAGAAGATTGAGAAAGGGCACGATGACCTGACACTGAACGAACGGCGGGCACTCCTTGACCATAACCCGGTAGATGATGCAACCAGGGCAGAGATAGAAGCAGAGAGGGTATCAAGACCCGTCTCTACTTTCGGCAACGTCAGGGATCCGGACCTCGGGAAAGCCGATTCAATCATCTCAAAATATACCGCTGACATCGAGGATATCACAAATTCGTATGCCCGGAGAATGGCTGCACTAGCCAAAGAGGGGAAATCTAAAAATGAAATCCTTATCGAGTCCGGAACGTTCAGGCAGGATGTGATCGATAAGAAAGCTGAGTCCATCCAGGCATACATGAAACGGGCATTTGAGGCCGGTGACAGTATGGCAGGCCAATACTTGAAAGAGTATCCTCGGGGGGCATAAGTGGCCGGGCATTTTGAGAACGGAGTATGGATCGAAGACCCTCCAGGGTATGAAAAACCCGATATCTATATCGACCCAAACAAGGCCGCCATAGATGCATTGGTTAAACGAAACTTGGATCTCATCGACGGGCTTGAAGACGATGTTAAAAATAAAATGCTAACAATCCTCTCCGACGGGCTGGTGAAAGGTCAGGGAATAGATGAGATAATCCGGAATATGGAGTCTGCTGGTGTTGCTCTCGGATATGCAGCCGAACGGATTGCCCGGACAGAAATAATGTATGCTCTCAACCAGGGGGCACTTAACCGATACAAGAACGATGGGATTGAATACGTCCAATGGTTAGCCGGACCAGATGACCGATGTTGTCCGGTCTGTCTTGGGTATCACCTGCAGGTGTTTCCGATTAATGACGCTCCTGACATTCCTGCTCATCCGTCATGTAGATGCACACTTGGCCCTCATTTCGCAGAATACAACGGCAGAGCCGACCGCGAGCGGGAACAGTTTGAGGAAGATGTTGAATCAGGAAAAGCCCCGTATAATAGTAACAAATGGTCAGATGAAGATATCAGGAAATGGAAGGAAGCAGGGAGCAAATACGAGAATGCACCTGATGAACCGATTCTGATTCAGAAAGAGAAGAAGAAACGGAGAGGTGAGAAAATACCATGACAGTAAAAGAGTATTCAGACCGTGAACAGGATTACATCCGGACGAATGCAGGTGATATGAGTTGGTCAGAGATTGCAAACAACCTGAATAAATTGTTCCCGGAGGACAACGAAGGACACCGAACCCGATCTGGTGTGGTAGCCTGGAATGCACAGGACAAAAACCCGCTGGTCCGGAGACAGGTCATGATACCGAAAGATCTCTATGACCAGGTGAAAAACATCGACCTGTCAGAGTTCATCTGTAAAGGGCTTGAGCGAACCGTTAAAAGATCAAAGCCAGTCGAATAAATCTATTTTTTCTTCCCCTTCTTCTCTTCCAGTGCCCGATTTAATAACGCGGTCATATTTACTCCCTGCTCTTTTGCCCACTCATGGAGGTCCTCCCTGACCTCGACTGACGTACGCCTGAACCGGATGCCGTCCCTCTCGATAACCACTACCATAAACATATCATATGTCATGCTATGTTACATCAAACATACCATAGCATATGCCATGTTTATAAACTCCTGAAATTTATTGACAGATTTCTTACCCTTAATAAATACTCGTTCAGCAAACGATAGAGTATGCCCGATACACACCCGGATTCTATTCATCCGGAAGCACAATTCGGGAACATCGAACATCTCCCAGAAACAACCCAAGGGCATGAAACCATCCTGCAGGGGCTAGACCAGTGGGTCCCTACAGATCTTCCGTGGA